CACCAGCAGGAGCACCAGCAGGGGCACCAGCAGTGGCACCAGCAGTGGCACCAGCGGGCGCAGGAGCAGCGCCGAGCGGACTGAAGCCACCGGCACCACTGACGGGCTGCGCTGCCGAACTAAGGCCGCCGGAAGGTTTTCCTTTGTCCCCAAGATAACCCTCAATCTGCTTATCCTGCATTTTCTGACGCTGAAGAGAAATGCCTTGGCTGGCAACACCAACGCGAGCTTGCGCAATGTCTTGCTCGCGCTTTTGCTCTTCCGCTTGCGCCGTTCCGACATTGCCCGCAACGTTGCCGAGCGCTTCAAAAAAGTTACCCGTCTTCGTCGGCGCGAGAAATCCTTTAGCCGCGGCAAGCCACGTCGGGTCAAACACCTCGTTCTTGCGCGTATCCAGCGTTTCAGTAAGCTTTGCAAGCGCCTCCTGATACCGGCGGTTTGCCTCAATTGCCTCAGGATCTTGACCGGGCAAGTAAGCGACCTGTGCTGTAGATTTTTCAGCCATCTTTTACTCCAAATTTTTATTTTGCTTATTCAGAATTACGTGCCATCAGTACCTGAATTATCAGTATTCATTGCGTCAAGTTGCTCTTGCGTAAAGCCAAGCTGCTCAGGAGTTACCCCTGCGCCGAAAACGTCGCCCCAGTTGATGCTCGAAGCTTGCCCGCCGAGCCATTTCAAAAGCTCACTTCCAACGCTGGTATTGGCGCTCGTTTTAAGCCCGCCGAGGGTTGACATGACGCCCATGACATTTTGCAACGGAGACTGACTATACTGTCCAGCGGTGCCGGGGCCGACCGTTTTAGACGTCTGTGTCGTCGGCACCTGAAACCCGCGCAACAACGCAGAGGCGTTTGTGGCATTCTTCATCGGCTGATCAAGCAAGCTCTGCTCGTACGTCTGACGTTCAGCGCCGGCCTTTGTCAGCGCACCGGCACCGGTTAGGCCAAGCTTCTGTTCAGACTCGGCAAGATCGCCTTGAGTTCGCGCCGCAAGGTTTTGCCCCTGCATCTCCTGAATGGCGGCGGTTAACGCTTCACTATAGCCCTTGCTCAAAGCGCCCGTTTGAGCGCCGGTCAGGTTCGCTTGATTTTCGGCCATCGTCTGCCCCAAAGCGCCGGCATATCGTTGGCTACCCAGACCGCCGGATCCGACAAACCCAGCCTTCATCGTCGGCAGCGTATTCCGCTGCATATTTTGCTGATTCAACCGCGCCATCTCATCAACCACCTTTGACGTGTAGGGGTTCATGAGGTTGTTGATACGATCCGGCGTAATGCCCGCGGCGGATGCGGCGGCGGTCGTCTCTGCGTTAGCTAACTGCGGCTTGTATGCATCTGCGGCGGTCGATAGCGCACCATAGCCTGCCGTCTGCAAGGGGTCATACCCCGCAATAGCCTGAGCCGGCGTACGGGCCGCAGAAGTTGTGGCTGCGTTTGACAGGCCGGTCAGGTAGTTTGTGTAGTAATCGGGCGCTGTGTCAGTCCTCGTCGCAGTCGTCGTAATATCCGGCAGCGGTGATCCTTGGGTAATTGTCATGTCTATCTCCTAGCTTTCCGCGACGTTTTTAAATAATCAAGCGGGCTTTTTGCTGCCGGCGGCAGATCTTGCGGTTTAGCCGAACGTGTGTGCGACCGAATTGAGTGCATCATATCGTATAGTTTATCCGATCCGGCCTTGGTTGACCCGTTTCCGAGTGCCGCAACCACGTCCGCAGGGAACACAAACTCTCCGTCGGCTAACATAGCAGGGATGTCATCCGACTGCCCATCCCCGGGGCCGGTGACCGCATTACCCGTCCGGAAGTCAATCCGATCCTTTCCCTCATGATTAACGACGTTCAGTCCGCCACCGGCATATTTGCCGTAACGGGTCGTCCCGCCGCCGGCCATCTGCGGGGTTGCAAGGCCACCCTTTTTAGCCGTCAGCAGCGCGGTTTTATACATCGGGTTTTCGGCAGCGCCCGGGTTCAATATTTGGTCAATGTTGCTGTCCTGACCGTAATTGAAATATGAAGACGGTTGTGCCTGCATTTGCTGCTCCTGAGGTTGTGGTGCCGGCTGATCTTGATTTTGATTATATGCGTCTTTAGTGTAGTCACCCTTTTGCACTTGCTGCAAAAATGCAGTCAACGGGCCAGCAAATTCACCGGGCTTTGTCACGGGCGAAGACATGAACGGGTTTTTAAACGTCGGAGATGCCGGAGTCGCAGACATCGCTGCGTCTGACGGCATTACCAATTCATAACCGGTCTGGGCGGCCTGCGCACGCCTTTCTTTTTCATTATTCACAAGTATGAGCGCTTCGGCGGCGGCTTTGTCAGATGCAACTTTATCTGATGCCACCTTGGCCTCATTAATTGCCTGATCGAGCGCCGTCCTTAGGTCAATGCCCTGCTGCACAAGCTCGTCAATTCTGGCGTCGATGTTTGCGTTGCCGGTAGATGTCCCTGTCCCTGTTCCCGTTCCCGTACCTGTTCCCGCTCCCGTTCCCGTACCTGTTCCTGTTCCCGTACCTGTTCCCGCTCCCGTTCCCGTACCTGTTCCCGTTCCCGTACCTGTTCCCGTTCCCGCACCTGTTCCTGTTCCCTCGCCAGTCCCCGTTACCGTCCCCGTTACCGTACCTGTTCCAGTACCTGTTCCCGTACCTGCTCCTGCTCCTGTTCCAGTAACTGTTCCTGTATCCGTAGTAGTGCCTGCTCCTGTACCTGTCACAGTTCCCGCGCCTGTCACAGTTCCTGTTCCGGTAGATGTTCCTGTATCAGTTCCTGTAGCAGTTCCTGTTCCAGTCCCAGTGTCTGTCCCCGTTCCAGTTACTGTCCCCGTCCCAGTTGCTGTTCCTGTTTCCGTGCCAGCCCCCGTTCCTGTAGCTGTTCCAGCATCTGCTCCTGTGACTCCAGATGAGCCGGTGCCGCCAATGCCGTCCGTTCCGGTTCCGCTTGTTCCCGTTCCTGCTTCAGAACCGCCAGTACTTGTTGTTCCAGTTACGCCTCCCGTTACACCATCAGTAACGCCCCCCGTGACGCCATCAGTAACACCACCGGTAACGCCGCCGGTAACGCCCCCAGTGACGCCGTCCGTAACGCCACCAGTGACACCACTGTCTGCGCCACCGGTAACGCTACCGGTCACATTGCCAGTGACGTCACCAGATCCGCCAGTAGCGCCGCTTTCAAAAGACGGCTTTGTACCTGCATTGATAATGGTAACAGTGCCGTCAGCGCCTGTAGTCGAATACTCGTAAACAAACGGGCTATTTAAATTTGAAGCATCATATACGGCGCTATAAGAATACGGATTAGCCGGATCGTTGGGGTTATCTTTTGTGATCGTTACGTTGTATTGTGGGTGCCCCGGGTCTGAGGTGTCGTCGTAACGAAAGTCAGAAATACGCTCTCCGTTCTTAAGATCAAGACCTTTGAATGCACCGTAATTGTTTGTCGCAACGTCAGACCTGCTAGTTGACGCATCGGCAAAATAATTTGCAAACTTGTCTTCAGGGATGATGCTGTTGAATTTATTTTGCGCATCAGTAACGTTAGCAACAAGGACGTCATAACCAGTGTTAAATTTTTCAGCGTTCGTTACAAGACGATCGTGGGCAGAAACATAATCGTTAATGCCGTATTTATTGACGATGTCATTTGTTTTTGTTGCAGTAGCCAGCTTTGTTTTAGCGGAATCTAATTCTGCCTTGGCTGCGTTTGCTTCAGCCGTAGTAGTATCTTCTTTTAATTTTGCTGCGTTATAAACATCTTGCGGAACAGGTAAAGACCAGTTTGATTTAGACCAATAAGCTAAACCACCGCCGTCTTCGCCGTGGTCTTCAAGTACATACCCTTGTCTATCTAAAATTGAGCTTAAAGATTCTACGGCAGCAGATTTGTTTTGATATACCTGTTCTTTTTCAGTTATTGCATTTTGCAGAGGAGCTATGTCAACAGTCTCTCCGGTGTAGGCAATGTTTAACTGCTCACCAATAGCATTGACTTCTCTAACCTCATCGTTTGCCGCAGCAATAAACGAGTGTTGAGTTGGCGCATCACTAGAGTAGGCATAAAATCCATCACCATAGTCTTGTATCGAATATCCTTGGCGCTGCATCTCCGCATCGTAAGCAGCGGTATTTGTGGCAATCTCTTTGTTTTTCTCGTAAGCCGCAACGTGTGAGTCATAATCATCACGCAAATCTTGAAACGCTTCAATCTTAGCTTTGTTGCCATCATCGTTAAGCACAGACTGATCAAGTTGTATTTGCTTTATGTTTTCACGATTGTCATCAACATATTTATTTATTTTGACTTGCGCATCGACGCTCTTGTCAAATGCCTCTCCGGCTTCATTTGCTTTGTCTGGAGAAATCTGCTTAAAAGCGTCTTTGATGTAAGGCGTCAAAAATGAACTGCCAGCTCCAACTGCGGCAGACACCAACGCGCTTTGTATTGATTGACCAGACGCCAACGTACGAACGGCAGACGTTACCGCAGCCTGCGATATACCATTGTCCCTGACGGTATAACCAACACCACCAGCAAGTCCGCTGGCAAGCGCAGACATGACTGGATTCTTGCCGGCAATCATTGCGCCGGTTGCGCCCTGAGCGGCGCTGTTTGCAATTGACGCAAGCAACTTGTTATCGATTGCGCTTGATACAGCTCCACCGACAACTGAGCTAACAGCGCCAGTTGCAAGAGACCTCATCAAAGATTCTGGGTCAACTTTGCCGGTCATTAAGACTTGCGTTGCAGCGTTAAGCGCAGCCTTCGTAGCCCACGTTGAAACGCTTGTAAGGCTGACGGCCTGCTCATACTGTATTCCAAGGTCAACCAGACCCTGCAACGCAGTGCTAGAAAGGCCCGACGGGGCCATAGCCATCATTTCATATTCTGCGGCAGTCATTCCGGCAGACGCGGCCCCCCCCTCAATAGCCCCAGCCTCACCTAGCGCAGCCAAACTTCCGCCACCAGTTGCAACGGCGGCAACAGCAGCTACCGGTAGCAACCACCCGCCGGGTATCTCTTCTCTGACCCAATCATCAAGTCCAGATAAAGCATCGCCAACTCCACCAATAACATCTTCAAAAGCATTACCAACGGACTCAAAGGCATCTTCAACCCAACTAACCGGATTTACATCATTGTGCAATTTAATTTTGCGGTCACCGCAATGCTGAAAAGCATCCTCTGGCAACATATGAAAATGATGGTATCTCATACCACGGCCTTCCACTGATATTCTTCACGATCAGACTTCTCTACGTCTACATTTAAACGACGTAGGGCATTAATTAGTTGTTCATTTGTAGTTGGAAAATATATGGCTCTTACGTCTGAATCTCTGACTTTTTGTATGAAATATGGCAGCGATTTAAAAAGAGTCATTGGGGCATCTTGCGTAAACAAATGACATTCAACATCACCGTCGCCTAATTGCACTAAAAACAAAACAGAATTGTTTTTTTGTAACAAAATTCCAAGTTTGTTTTTCAGCACATACATCATGCGTTTACCAACTTTTTGCGGATCTCCGCCTTTTTCTAATATTGTTTTATTGATAATCTCAGATGGCGTCATCTTTATTCCTTTTTGGCATCATCAGGACGCGGTCGGGTTGTAAGCGGCCATCATCGCCGATGCCCAATCATCCCAGTTTTCAAACTCATCCGGCCGAGGCGTGCCCTCTGTTGCAAATATTCCAATCGTGAACAGACCATCACCCCACTCGCGCCAGTCAGTGTTGTCGTCCGGTATTGAAAGCTGCTGCGCGGCATACTGCTCGCACATGAGCGAGGCCCATGACACGAACGTGTGATACCGCGGGTCATAGACCAGAGCATCCATCAATATCCTCTGACGTCACCAAAGTCTGCGCTGCAAATAACTTTGCCAAGCTGATAATCTCCGCCGGCCACGTTTGACACAAATTTTAACCGTATTTCCCTGCGCTGTTCTTTCATGTCAATTTTGTTTGTCGTCTGATCAAAAACATACGGCGCTGACTGATAATCGTCGCTTTGGGCATACGGCCGGCCGGTAACATAGAGGGTCATCTCCCCGTCAAGTATGAAGTCCGGCTCAACCCGCTCAAGCCGCAGCCACTTATTGATACCTTCAGGGGCCGCTTGAGACGGGCCGCCGGACACCCAGCCAAGGTCGTTTGTCTCAAAATAACTTTCGATAGACGTCACGTTTTGACCGTTTATTGCGTCAACGCCGATCTCGTGCTGGTATACGTCAATCCGGTTGGCCGGCAAGGAAAAGGTTAACGTCGAAGACGCGGATCCGGTTGCGGCCGCGGACATCTGAATTGCCTGAAGGTAGAGCGTTGCAACGGGAATTGCAAATCCGCTACCAGCGCCCCCAAGATTTGCATTATTTGCGCTTAATACGTCTGCGACCTGATACCCCGCGCCGCGGGCGGTAACCGTTACGGTCGTCACGGCATTGCCGGACACGACTATAGTGGCCTTTGCGTCAAGCCCAAATCCGCCGGTCAGGGGCACGTTTGAATATGTCCCGTTGACGTAACTTGACCCGCCGGTAATTGAGCCGAGTGTTTTAATGTTGCTCGACGTAATTGCAATAACTTTTGTGCCGGTGGTTATATTTGCGCCGGATATAACTTGCTGCAAGGCCACTTGCGTGTTGTAGGTGTTGGAATAAAGGAATGCGCTTCCTGACACGGTTGAATACGTTCCGTCGAACACAAACTCCTCGGCGCTGACGTCCCAGTTGGCCTCAACCGGATAATGAAAGACTTGAGAAAAATATCCAGCAGAACGACGTGCGCCGAGCGCCTCGCCTGCGTCATACCAGATGTCTTCGCGCACGTTGTAAATAACCGCATCAGTGCACTCGGTTGCATCGCCGCGGGGATAGAACCACCAAATCTCTCCAAAGCGCGGCACCTTCGTTACCCAAACCTTTTGACGCTGGGCGTAATTCAGGTTGTCAAAAAAGTAATTTTGGTTGAAGGTGTTCGGAATTTCCTTGACCGTGCCGTTGTAGAGTAGAAAGCGGTCAACCCCGCACCAGTAATAGATGCCGTCATACTCGATCGCGGACTGGCTCGACAGGATCGAAGACTGGCCCGAAATGGTGTCATAGCGCCAGTATTGAGCCGGCGTTCCAGCGCCGCCGATGAATGACACGCGGATAAGGCTGTCAAGGCTCCAGAACAGCCCTGAGGGCGAGTTTGTGCCGCCCCTGACGGGTAACCCCTGCACAATCTTGCTCGTCGCTACGTTCGTCGCATTAGCGTCCGCAGACACCCAGTCTTGCGCGTTTCCTGCCGAGCAGTTCTGAATCAGGCCGGCGTTGCCGTAAACGAACACGTAAGGGTTTAGGGCAACAACCCCGCCGGACACCGAAATGTTGTTGTTGAACGTTGCCGTCACGGTAGCAGACGCGGTCGCGTTCGCGGACATTGTGACCGTCGTAGTGACCACGGAAACCACCGTAGTGCCCGAAGGAATGCCCGCCCCCGTGATCGTTTGACCAGCGCCGATCAACGTGTTCAAGACCGAAAGCGTAACAACGTTGCTGGTGTTGGTGGTCGTAACCGAATCGGTAAAGACGCCAATTTGAGACATGGACGTGCCAAAGATGTCACCGATCAACACCGGCGTGTTGGCGTCGCTTGCAATCGCCTCAAGGTTTTGCCCCGGGTGCGCGAGCAGGCTTTGAACGCCGGCCCCAGTAACGTCGTAAAACCCGTCAAACTGCCACATATTCAAATCTGAAGCAGTAAAGTTACTAAGAGTGAAATCGGCAATGCCGGCACCCACGCCGTTCTGATCAATCGTCAGTGATTGAAGCCCGTCGTTGTATCCACTGAATATGGTCGTGAACGCATTTTGCGCATTCACCCATATGCCGCGACTCGGGCCTAAAAGTTGACCAGAAATTACGCGGTAGCCGCCAATTTTTCTTGGACGACCACGTTGAAACCTGACCCATCGCCCGTCGCTGTAAGGCTCTGCGTCAAAAACCGTTCCGTCGCGTTGAACGCCCGGTTTCGTATCAAGCGAAAAAACCTTTTGCGTCATGAAAATGTTCCGCCTTGAACGCCGCTGGTAAAGTTACCCGTTCCGGTTATTTCAAGCCCAGAAGCAATTAACCCAAAACGCTTGGTGCCAAGTATTGAAATGCCAAACTCACCGGAGCCGGGGCGGTAAATGCCGGTCGATGTCTCGCTTGCAAAATTCAAAGCCGGAGCGCCGGCCGTTCCTGACACCAAGGAAATGTTAACCGCGCCGGCGGCGATCGTTGACGCGTTCAACAAGTTTACGGAGTCGCACAACAAAATGACTTGCTGCCCAGCAGGCACGCTGGCCACGTCACCACCAGCGCCGGTCGTGAAAGTAATCTCGTATTCAGCGCCGGTTCCGTCCGTCTGGTTGGTGATGTAGTAGACCTGAATCGTTTGCGGCAAAACAATCGTAACGTTATTTGTCAAAGTTCCGGTGTATTTCTGAACAACGTTTGACGCCTCGGAAGAGGTCAACGTATACGACCCGCTTTGCACCGCTTTCGTTAATTGCGTGAAATTGAACTGCGTTGATTGACCGAGGCCAACAGTAAAAAACGCAGCTCCGGAGCAACAAATCACGCAAGAGTCTGCCGGCTGCAAACCAATGGTTGACGCAGAATTGATCAGTATTCCGCCGCTCGGAGATATCGTCAGCGTACCCGTTCCGTTATTCCGGACAAGCATAAACCAATTATTTCCAAGCGTTACGGCTGACGTCAATGTCAAAGTGCCGGCCCCGCCCGTCCATACATATGAGGCGGCACGGTCAGAGCTTATTGCGGTGTAGCTTGAAGAAAACGAGTTGACGGTGTGTGACTGATTCAGCGTTTGCCCAATGGCCAAAAGACCATACCCAGCAAGGGTTGCGGAGTCGTTGCTGGACGAACCAATGCCGTAAGCAATTACCCCCCAAGTGCCTTGCTCGTCAGGGTTATCGGTAATGTAAATGTATTGCGCCTCACCCGGCACAACAGTCACGATAATATTCACCCCGTCGTAATCCATTACGTCGAAGTCTTCGCCGCCGGTATTACGAATCAGCGCATCGTTTCCTACTGATGTTTGATTGGCAGGCGGCATCCACAGCTCCGAAATTCCGGTTGTGGAGACCTCCATGATGCGAGCGGCGGCGTCGTCAGTCACGCTGCCGTTGATGGGCCACGTCAGTTGAAGATTTGTGTTCGCTATCGAAATATCTCGATACGAAACGTCAGTTGGTTGTATTACGTTCCCAGTAAAGGGTGAAACGAAACTGGTCATGAGTCCCTCACTATCGCTTGACGGTCACCGATGCGGGCAACATCTTCTGTCTTCAGCACGTTCATGATCTGATCGTATTGACCCTGCCACATCGGAAGACGTTCGTCATTTTTCAAAAAAGGCATTGCTTGAAGCAGCGAACCATAAAGCAAAGCCTGCGGAGCGTATTGCGTAAACCAGTTGCTTTGGTTTGCTGAATCCAACGGTTGCGGGCGCTCGTAATACAAAACCTCGTAATCATAGTCAACGTCCGGCGTTGGCGCTATCAGCCAGTGCGTGTAATCATAATCGCAGTAAAACATCGGTATGTCCGTTGATGCTGGATCCGGCCAGTATTCACGCAGATATTCGTATTTCCTAAGCAGCACCGGCTGCCGCCTACCGTCAACGGTGACGTTCATAGATACTGTTTTGCGCCATCGCGCCGGTTTATCGATCGTCGCACTACCCGTAACCATGTTGCTCTCGGCCACAGTCAGGTTACCGAGGATCTTCAAATCGGCGGCAATAACCTGTTCGGCCAGCATGATGAATTGCGGGATCTTATCAATTGTGGCCTGATCAGTACGCTCAAGATAAGTCTCGATGTCGTTGAACAGGCTGTCATATGTCATCACTGCCGCAGTTGTCATATCAATTTCCTAAATAAACGGCACGTTCATCTTTGCGTCGAGTGACAAGTCCTTGAAAGACTTTACCCCCTGCCTTGGTATACAGCAAGAAGCCGTCCGCAGCACCCTCAAACTCACCCCGATTGTGCTTCATGCGGATGCTGGATCGCTGGAGTCCGCCAGCCCCTAAATTAAACGCAAAGGAGACAAGTGCATCAAAGCGAGGCTGAGTAAGATTAACAGGACATAGTCTGCATACCCAAGACTCAAAACGAACAAGGTCTTTTTTAAGAAGCGCATGAACTTCCTCCAG